TTGCGGATCCTGATTGATTTTGCTCGTTTGTGTGATTACACAGAAGAAGATCTCAGGATTATGGAAGCTATGACAGGCGACATCGTGTTCGCTTACATTGCTTTCAATGGTGATTTGATTGGACTGACCGAAGGAACACACATCAGTGGAAATTCCTTGACTGTCGTCATCAATGGTATTTGTGGTTCGTTGAATCTTCGATGTTACTTCTACTCTGAGTATCCTGCTGAGGATGTAGAGAAAAGAATGAAATTTCGAGACTACGTTGCTATTTCAACCTATGGTGATGACAACATTGGATCTGTCTGTTCTACAATTGACAAATTCACGATCAAAGGTTGTTCAAAGTTCTTAGGAAATCTTGGGCAAGGTTACACGATGCCAGATAAAGAATCTGAGCTATTAGAATACCTGCCCCCTGAGGAGTTTGAATTTCTGAAGAGGAAAAGTGTGTACCATCCAAAGTTAGGCGTGCATGTTGGGTCATTGTTAGATAAATCAATCTACAAGTCTCTCCATTGTTTCATGCGTGGCAAAAATAATGCCATTACGGAAGAACACGCATGTGCCCAAAACATTGATGGAGCTTTACGCGAATGGTTCAACCACGGTGAGGAAAAGTATGAAAAACAACGAATCCTTATGACCGAGGTTGCCAAACGCGCAGGCATCCATCATATGTGTACCGAACTAAACACAACCTACAACGAACGAGCAGGTGCATGGTTGGAAAAGTACGGTCAAGAGTCATCCCGCGGACTTTAAAAGCGGGGCCCGTCACTCCGGAGACATTAAATCCGGCCCAGTTTCAAATCTGATGGTAAGCAAAATTGTGGTGTGTGCATGGATACCGCACGCGTAGTGATATTTATATGTTTTGTAACACGTATGTAGGCTTCACACACCAAACGCTCCCTGACGGGGAATTGAGAAATGGGTTCAGCGTGCCCACATGTAAATATATCGTTTTGTAGAAATAATCTGATCTTCAATCTGTACATAAATAGATTAGTAATAGTTGTATATATAAATGTAAATTATTAAAAACTGACTGTGTTTATGTTGGCACTTTCAACCCATTAATAGTGGGCAGTTACAACAAGGCCAAATCGATGGCCACTTCTTACGTAGATGCTAAACTTGCAATTCAATCAGGTATGGAAACTACATCAGACGGTACAACAAACGATAATCGCATTATGAAAGTCGTAGGCGATCAGAAACAAGAAAATGTTTGATTTTCTGATCAAGTTGATTCATACCAATACACTGTTGATTCCTACATTGATCCTACACGAAAGTTGCAAGATTCTAACGACGCAACATTGGAGAACTTCTTTTCCCGTCCGATTAAAATTGGAGAAACGCAGTGGTCGACGTCCACTACGCTTGGGTATGATTTGAATCCATGGTCGGAGTATTTTCAGAATCCTCGTGTCGCCAACCGTATTGCC